TATTCCTATGCTGAGACCATCCACCCGGGAGGTACCCTTGTTCATCTTGGCGCCGGTCTTCTCTTTCGCCGAATTCTTGTAGTAAAACTCGCGCATTTCTTTAATCATGGCCCCGCGCAGACGCTCCCTCATGCCCTGCAATTCCTGCACAATGGCTTCGTGATCTGCCGGGTGGCTACCAAACCGAGTCTGAAAGAATTTCATGCCTTTTTCGTAGACGCGACTTTGTCGCAAATGACCGTGGCGAAAGCCTGCCTTCAAATCAAACGGATTAAACTTGGACATAGAGCTTTGGATTTCGCAGTAGCGATAGCCATACATGCGCATTGCCAGGTTAATCATGCGGTAGGACACCCCGGTGCCACGATACAAAGTATCAGTAACGATGCGAGCCGCCCGGGTCATATTTCGATTCAGCCACTTGGCTCGGTGGACGTTGGTAAAGTGCGTATCCTTGCCGGGTCGGATCTTGGGAAATAGATCATGCCGCGGACCCAGCATCAGTGAGACCGGGCAAAACACGATGACGCCTACCAGCTGACCGGAGCCGGTCACGCAGCGGTAATACTGCGGCCCCGCCGGAAGTGCTTCGGCCTTGTAGTGCAGCATGTGCAGAATATCCCAGTCAGCGCGAGAGCCGCGCTCCACGTACATATCATCAACCAGTGAAAAAGTGCCACGTCGTTCGTCGTCTCGACGAATCACTACATCAGGATTTTGCATTAGTGGCCTTCATTCTGCGATGAATGCGACCGATGGTGTCGATGTCGTCGCCCATAATGTCGCCGCCATTGAGCTTGACATACAAATCCCGAGACTCGTTGGGCAGCAAAATGATGCCTGTACTCAGATCAATGTCCTCGACCAGGCTATCCAGCAGCGCTTTCAAGTCATTCGACACGCGCTTATTCGTGGCGATATTAACACCTGGCTTTTTATCTTCAACGAGGTCTTCGGCGTACAGCTTTCTGCGACTGCTCCAATCCACATGAATCAAACTGCAGGTCATAATTTAGTCCTTATTTTTAGCGGAAATTGTCTTACGGCAAAAACCGCATTCGCTGTCGTAATGGTTAAGAGCGAGATGCGTGTGGTTCAGCAACGTCGCGCAGAGAAGATGCTTCAGGCTCGTCAGAAGGCGTGGCCCGGGGCGATCTGCACATTGGGCAGTTCGCGGTGACTTCGTCGAAATTGGTAACGGCAACTCGGTCCTGGTAGTGCTTTTCGACGAAAAGATTTGGTCCCAGTTCGTCGATGAGGTCACGGTGGGTAGTTGCGACCACGACGATAGCACCGACCGAGCGAGCCATTTTTTGCAGGTTAAACGCGACCACTCGGGCGGTTGTTCGGTCGAGTACGGCACCAAACTCGTCAGCAACCCAAACGCGAGCGTCAGAGTGGATAAGTTTCGCAATCCGGAATCGGTATAATTGACCATCAGACAACTCCTGCGGCTTGCGAATGAACAGGTAGGCATCGTTCAGTCCGGCGGCCGACAAAATCCGAATGGCGTCGTTGGTATCCTTGCCGATCTGATCAATCAGAGGTCTGTCTTCCAGCTCCACCTCATCGATGTTTGCCACCTTGAACTCGCTGCTCAGTGCTGCCGCTGCCTCACGCAGCAGTACCGACTTGCCCGAGCCCGATTGACCGGTGATGTAGACCACGTCACCGGGTTTGATCTCCAGCTCTAGCTTGTCGTAGAGTACAAAGTCCTTAGCTTCCAGGCCCAACCCAAACGCCTCGGCGCACTCCAGGACTCGATCCGAGCGCTTTACCGCAGTCTTGAAGGACTTACTGACGGTGAATTTCACAGGCAGTGCTCCTCAACGTACTTGACCAGCGCAACGGAGCCGCTCAATTCAGTTTCCATTTCGGCAACCGCAACCAGGCGACTCAATACCAGGCGCTGCTCGTTGCTGACATTCTTGAATCCAAGCACCTCGTTGATGGGGAACTTCTGACCCTTGGCGGCCTTGGCCTTGCTTGCGGTCTCCTCACGCTGAGCTTCTACTTCCTCCTGAATGTCACCAGTGAGCGCATCAAAATTCATATCGCCCAGGTCTTCAGTGGCAAAAGTCAGGTCACGCTCATCGAAGAACATCGACATATCAAAATCACCGGACAGATGCAGGTCTTTCAATTCGTCAGCCATCAGGCCGGTGTCGTACTCAGATCGAGCGGTTTCATTATCCGCAAGACGGTAGGCTCTTACTTGTTCGTCAGTAAGATCGGTGCGTACAACAACAGGGACTTTCTTCATACCCAGAGAAATGGCGGCCAGGCGCCGGCCATGCCCGTTAATAACGGTGCCATCTGCTTCAACCTCAATCGGCGAGGCATTCCAGCCAAATTCCTTGATGGAATTAGCAATCTTCTTCACCTGATCTTTCGGGTGCTTCTTCGCGTTCTTTTCGTAAGGCGTCAGCCGGTCGATTTCCCAGGCTTCTACCTCCAGCTTCTTGGGCTCATTCATGGTAATCACTCTCGTAATCCGGTTCGTGATCGTCGTGATTGTTCCACGACAGATCGGTATCAGGGTTTAAGCCATTTTCGTCTTCAGACTCTTGAACAGCTTGCTCAAATAGCTCGATTAAAGGTCGCTTTTTACCAGCCATACGAGGGCGTCTCCGGCGTTTGTCAACGAATCAGACTCAGTGAAGCCCTGATCCTGGGTAATCTCTTTAAAGCGATCTTTAATCGCCTCAACATCATCGACGCCAACCTTGAAGCGCATAATTTCGTGGGTTTTGGTGGGCTTTTCTTTCAAACCCAGGTCGATGTCGTCATCGTCAGTTTCAAAATCGTCGAGGTCACCCAGGTCATTCAGATCGGCCTCTAAATCGTGATCGAAATAACCGGTTAGCTCGGACTCATCGATGGGCAAAATAGCGAGAAGCTCTTCAATGCTGCCAATGCCTTCAGTCAGCAGCTGAGCCATTTTTTCGTTGTTGTCTTCACCGTAGCGACCGTTGTCCAAAAGGGTAATGCGCTTGGCCCGCGCTTCGTCGATATCACCCAGATTGGTTGCGGGAACTTTGGTAATACCCAACGCAATCGCTTCTTCAACGCGGTGTGCGCCACCAATAATTTCAAACGTACCGTCGTGCAATGTGCGCACCAGAACGGGCTTAAAGAAGCCCTCTTTCTGCAAGCTGTTGCGAATTTTTTCACGGTTGATCGGATCAACCTCGTTGGGGTTCCAGGGATTCGCCTGCAGATCGCGGGGATCGACTTCAATCTGAGGATAAATATGCGATTCAGTCATAAAATGGTGTACCGTACTGAGTTATAAGTAAGTATGATTTACCAGAATCAAAAACTAAAGGCAACCTATGACGCCCACTATCGTCAAAATCGTGCATAACCCTGTGCATGCCAAAGTCATTGATCCTTCTCGCGATACGCGACTGATGATCAGCGAGATACTGTCCTACCGGGTCGCTGGCGCCGATCACATAAGTACGGTGAATTGGGATGGCGTCACCAGTCTGTACCAAATGAAGACCAACAGCTTCCCGGCCGGCTTCGTGCGCCTGGTGCGTCGAAAGCTCTCACGCGCAGGCTATAAAGTGCAGGTGCGATCCGCGCCCGCCTCTGCCCCGCTGGGGCCGGTTAGCCCCAAGGTCGATGACTTTCCGGATGACCCTCGCTACGACTACCAGATGGAAACAGTTGAGCGCTTGCTTGAGCTGAAAGGCATGGTGGCCCAATGCGCAACAGGCTCCGGCAAGAGCAAGATTTTTAAGCTCGCTGCCGAACGCATTGGTCGACCTACCCTTTTTGTCACTACGCGCAAAACGCTGATGTACCAAATGGCTGAAAACTACGCCGAAACAGTGGGCAAGCGAATTGGTGTTTTGGGTGACGGCATCTGGGAGCCAAATGACAAAGGCGTCAACTTTGCAGTGGTCGACACGCTCAGCTCACGTCTGGAAAAAATAACCATTCAGGGTGAAGTTGAGCGCGAAGTTGAGCAGTGGCAGGCAAAGATCGATGAAAAGGTAACCGAATTCGCTAAAAAGAAAGGCTTGCCAACGAGCGCCACACTGATGCGCTCCATGCCGCCGGAACTCAGGCGCAAGCTGTCGGGCATTCGTCAGATCATCGAGAAGCGCAATCCATTGGACGAAGACAAACTGGAGAACCGGGTCAGGCTCAAAGTTGAGCGTCATGACAAGCAGCGCCGTGAACTGCTGGAGCTGCTAAAGCAAATCGAATTCCTGACATTAGAAGAGGCGCATGAGGTTGGCTCTGACAGCTTTTTTCAGATTTCAAAAGCCTGCATCAATGCGCACTACCGACTGGCGCTGACCGCAACCCCTTTCATGCGCGACGACCAGGAAGCCAACATGCGGTTAATGGCAGCGACTGGACCTATTGGTATCAAGGTCTCTGAGAAGCTGCTGATAGATCGAGGCATTCTATCGACACCTTACTTCAAGTACGTAACGAGCAAGGCACCCGCCGGCGTCTCTCGGGGCTCAGCGTATCAAACCGCTTACAAGCGCTCGATTGTCGAAAACGCCTGGCGCAATCACCAGATTGTCACCGAAGCGGAAAACTTTAAACGCTACGGTCTGACCACAATGGTGCTGGTGCAGCAGACCAAGCATGGCAAGACCGTCGAGAAAATGATGCGCAACGTCGGTCTAAAGGCTCGATTCATTTCTGGTGAGTCTAATCAAGAGCAACGCGCTCAGGCGCTCGAAGACTTGGGTAACGGCCGGCTTGACGTGTTGATCGGCTCCACCATTCTTGATGTCGGCGTTGATGTGCCAACAGTGGGCGCAGTTATTCTTGCCGGCGGCGGAAAAGCCGAAGTTGCAATTCGCCAGCGTGTTGGTCGCGGTCTGCGAGCCAAGAAAAAAGGGCCAAACATTTGCTTCGTCATCGATTTTCAGGATCAAGGCAACACGCATCTTGTACGCCACTCCAAAGAGCGGCGGCGCATCATCGAGGAAACACCTGGCTTTGCCGAAAACATCGTCAAGAGCTTCGATTTTGAAAAACTGGGTTTTAAGGAGGGAAAGTAATAGGGTAAGACCAATGAGTGACGAAGGCGGTGAGCGGAGAAAATAATCAATATGAGGAAGACAGATGGCAAGGTTAATGAGTAATAGCAGACAGGCTTTTGAGCAGACAGTCGCGGTCAGGTGGCCCGAAAAGTACAAATTTACACGCTTCGGGGGTGAGGATTACTGCGACGAGGTTCTTGAAGGTATGTGGCAGGGCTGGCAAGCAGCCCGCGCACAGTCTAAGGCTGTGAATGTGCCGGATGCCGAGCCTGGAGCCTGGAGCCTTCATTCTGCGGAAGCAGGCAGAGGCGGTGAATGAATTCGGTAATGTTTTTTATCTGGGTGCATAGAATGATATCTAGCAGGAAAGTCGCAGAAGATGCTTACGAATACTCAAATAATATAATCAACGAAGCCGACAATGCCGACTAAAGTTACTTGTAGTATTACCGAGTATTACTTATCATTACTTAGTATTACTTCTATAACGAGAAGCACTTAATCAACCAATCGCTTACCACTCTGGAATAGCGCAGGAATGAGGCAAAAATACCATGAGCAAACAAATCAAAATAATTTTTAAAAGCGCTGATAACTTTCCGCCTTTATTCAGTCACTACCAAGGAGAGGTCAACCCGCAACCTGCCTACATCGAACTGGATCTGGATACCGGCGAGGTTGATGCTCGCGTCGACGGCGAGATTGGAAACGCTATGCCAGGGGATGTCTGGCACGGCGTTGTTCGCCGCTACCCGATCAACTCCGCTCTAACAACTTATCAGATTCTGGATGCTATCAATGACGCCCGGGAAGACCTGGAAATAATCTACAGTGGCGGCGAGGTTTTATTGGATGATCAATCCAACAGAGTCGGGCGGCTTGACGATCATGCAGCCGCAATAGATCAACAGCTGTCCAGCATAACTATAGGCGCGGACACCGGAGCTTCCGTGACTAGCAACATTGCCGAGTACCTGGGCGATTGGACCTGGCCCGCATCTGCATTTCCAGATAACAAACAAACCATTGCCGAATTTGTTTCGGCCATCGTTGAGACGAATGGCGAGGATAGCCGTTGGTTTGCAGGTGACCTCAAAGATGCCCTTTTTGATGCGTGGTCCGAGATTCTGTATCAGGGCGACTCATTGCCGCAGGCAGTCGCTCAAGCGCTGATCGAAGATGGACGATGCGAAGACAGTGCCTGGACCGAGGAGCTGGCCGCTTACGCCCGGGGTGAGCGGCCTGAGTAATCCCAACACAAAATAATCTAACCACAAACGAGGAGTCCAAATGGGCATCAAAAAATCAGTCAGTCTTTCAAATTCCAGCATCGCTTTTGCAAATGCGCGCTTTGAAGAAATCAACTGGAGCCCTATCATCAACGGTGCCATTGCCGACCTGGAATGGCTACTTAAGGCAAGCACCCCGGATCTCAGTGCGGCCGAATGGCTGCCCATACTTAATGCTTACAATGGGCATTTCTTCGACACTCCACTGCATCGCAGTGGAAGCATCAGCATTGCGTCTTGCATCATGGATGATCACGGCGCCCTGGAGCTGAAGGAACTGCCCGAGGAATATCGGGAGCCAGTGAGGCGCATTGCGAAATTGACTCAGGCGGAGCAAATGGCGACGCTTGATATCGTGCGCCGGTTCTGGCAATCGACGACAAACAAGACGATCTCAGGCGACACGCTGGAAGACCAAATCAAGAACCTGGTTGCAATGAGTGATCAGGCATTCAAGAAAGCGATTGCCTCAAACTGGTGGTAATTTTTCACTGGCAATCGAAAAATACCGTTTGAAATACAATTTTTTTCATGTATTATTATTGTCATACTTAATGATCAGTAAGAGAATAGCAATCATGAACCTATTTGAGTGTACAGCCCTAGTGCAAGCCATTCGCAATGAATACGACCTAAGTATCCCCCAGGCCACCTGCGTCTTGATCACTTACCAGCACGGCACCGCTTCTACACTGAGCGTTCGCGAGGCGCTGGGCTACGACGCCAGAACGCTTTCTGCCTCTCATGCCATCAGTAAGCCGGTTCGCAGCAAGATTATCACTGAGGTGGGCAAGGCGAGAGTCAAACATGGGTCGCGTCCGGTCTCGATTTACAAACTCACTGATAAAGTTGCAGTGAGCGAAGTAGTTCAGGCTGCCTCAAACCGGTCGTTCGATCTATGCCGGCAAATTGATCAATACGAAACAACGGCTCAGGAGACTATCAATGAAGCTCAGTGAAAAGTGGGCAATCGCCGGCAACAGGTTTGACTTTGTTCTTACTGAGTCGTCAGTACGCAAAGACCCAAAAACCGGCGTTGACAAGATCAGCACAAAACAGAGCTACCATCCGAGCATAGAGCAGTGTTTCAACAAAGTCGTGAAATCTGAATTAGTGGGTTTCGTGGATGAGAGTATGACTGCCGACCTGGCCGAGATAAAGTCCTATCTCGATGACTTGAGAGAACAAATAAAGGAGATTGCCGATGCTACGCAGACTGCTATTCAAACTGACGGGCAATAGACCGGCGCGACTCATTCAGCGGGAAGGTCACCCTTACCTGGAGCGCTATTACATCGGTCAGGCGTTTGGGCTTACGTGCTATCTGCACCGCTTTGTCGGGACCGACCCTGACGAGGGCTCGCACAATCATCCCTGGAATGCACTGGCGGTTTGCCTCTCCGGCGGCTATACGGAAAGCCGAATGGTGACCCTGTGCCCGATCACCGGCTGGCGGTCAAAGTACCGCACCATTTTCCCGGGCTTCTTTAATTGGATTCGGGCATCCGATTTTCACCAGATTGTTACTCTGAAAAGAGAAACCTGGACGCTGTTTATTCACGGCAAGCACAAGGCGGGCTGGGGATTCTTGCGCAAGAAGCCATGCGATTACGGCTGCAGTACGCACAGTATGAGAGTTGAGTTTCACCAACCCTTTGAGCTGCAGCGTGCCAGCACACCCTGGTGGACGCGCAGCCCGCTAGGTAAAGACTCTGAGCGCGAGGAAATGGCATGAGACCACTATATTTATTCGACTTGGATGGCACACTTGCCGATATTACTCACCGATTGCATTTTCTACAGGGTAAGAAAGACTACGATGGTTTTTACCAGGCGTGCGTAGACGACAAACCGATTGAAGAAATGATCAATTTGGCATGGGCGCTAAAGGCGGCCGACGGCGAAATCTGGATCACGTCGGGGCGCAACGAGCAGGTTATGGCTGAAACGGCGTACTGGTTAGACGTCTACGGTGTGCCTCACGAAGCACTGTTGATGAGGCACTATAACGACTACCGGTCGGACGACATTATCAAGCAGGAGATGCTGGATAACATGCTGGACGTTGATCGAGAAAGAATCAGCATGGTTTTTGATGATCGAGAACGTGTGGTGGCTATGTGGCGCCGCAACGGTCTTCGATGCCTGCAAGTGGCGCTCGGGGATTTCTGAGCGCCTTAATAACCACGTTAGGAGAAAAAGGAAATGGTAAAAGCACTAGAGCAGCCCAGAGAACTGAACGGTCACAAGGTCAACCCGGCCAACGACAAGCTGACGGTACTGGCGCACGACGAGCCAGGTCACGGTGGCGCCTGTCACGACTACAGTATCGAGGGTTTTGCGTTTCTAATTAAGAACGAAGAAGGGCAAAATGAGTTCTGCGAGGCAACCCTATTATCGTTTCAGGATGGCCCAATCAACGAATTCGGCGTCAATGGCATCACGCACGAAGCTCTAATTGCCATTCTGGTCGATCGGTTGGAGGGGTTTCAGTCTGGCCCCTATGCCTGTCGTGAGAATGCCCTGGCGCTGACCAAGCTCCAGGAAGCTCAAATGTGGCTTCAAAAGCGCACTCGCGACCGCATGGCTCGCAATGTCGAAGGCACCCATGAGGTATAACCGATGATCGTTTGGTATCTCTGTTGAGAGTGCTACAGAAGTAATCAAGCAAGGCCGGATAGTGACGTGCGGCGTTATTGCCGCACGTCTTCTCAGACACTGAAGATTCACGCAGTACCGACACAAAACCGCACTCTGAGACTCGCTGAGCGCTGTTTTCCGTCTGCACTGATACCAGCGCAGCACTAACACACAAACGAGCGCGTACGCGCTCTAAGAGACGACCATGAAATACAAGCTAACGATGTGGCAACGCCACAAGCCCACGTTTTACCTGATCACCAACGATGAAACAATCGTCTGGGTAGACCAGGCTCTTACGGGCTGGGAAGGTCGCAGCATTCAGGCTTTCATTGCCTGGGTAAATACCAAAGACGTGGGCGCCTGGTCCGTGGTCGGAGCCGACTGCCAACCACCTCGCGTCGTTTATTCAGAGCAAACAAATGAGGAGTTGGCGGCATGACTAGCCACAATGCAAACTTTGTAAAGTACGCCCATCAAGCCCTGTCAAATGAATTCGATCTGGATACGATAGAAATTGAATTTGACTTGCAAGATTATGACTTTGACCCAAGCGAGTGTCAGCACTTGGTGCCTACTGCGATACTAACGAAAGGCGAATTAAAGGTCAGCATCAGGCCCAATACATCCTTTCATCAGGAATTTCTAAGCAAGATTGAAATCATTATGGGTTACAAGCCCAGCTACCAACCGGATCATGACTATTGGCTGTGGCAAATAAACGTTAAGGCCGACGCATTGATGCGCACCGTTCAAGATCGCGCAAGGTCGGAAAACTGGGGCCAAATCAAGGCTGCAAATGACACTCGGCTCAACGGCGTGTTTGAGGCTCTTGGCTGGATGCACGCCGAATGCATGTCCTTGCAGCGTCGTGGCGTCGACTTGGGCACGATTGATATTGCCGAGCTGGTTGATCGAGCTTGCCTTGATTTAGGGCTCGCCAAAGCAGAGA